CTCGGGTAGTTAAAAAACCCTGCACAGGCGTTCACCTGTGCAGGATTTTGCGGTTAGTTGCCGGGTTAACCCCCGGCCGGCTGATCGGGCTAGACGCCCAGGCCTCCATTTTAGGCCCTTTATTCTTTATATAAGGATGTATTACGTGGCGTCACAACGCCCGTAATTATCCTTACTCAATATGAAGTAATACTGTTGCGAATTATATTCCCTCTGACCACCCAATTTATTGCTTTGCATGTTTTTTAACTACCCGAGTGTAAAAACTCACAAAAGTCTTTTCTACTGTTGAGTGAACGATCACAGTATGAAAGCACCCCCCCCTATATGTGTTTGTGATAGCACTGTTGCTTTCACATTCGTCAAAATAGGTTTCTTAGTATTCCTATTTGGGTATATCCTAGCTATCGGATACAAATGTAGCCACTTCTTTGGTCTTTTAGAAGTAAACTGGATTAGACCGGCTCGATGTCTGAGAGATGAACAGATGTTAATTTCGTGCAGTTTCCATTAACTGCATCCCGGAGAGTACAAGAACCGGCATCGATAAAATGCTTTCGATGAAAAGATAGCTTGACAATCCGCCAGTAGGTAATCCTCACTTTGTGGGCCACCCAACCTTATTGCTTTGGAAGCGTGGTTTTACCTTCAGGCGGGCCGAGCGAAAGCTGACCCCCGAGTATAATTCTAAGGAATTAGTAGTGTGATGAAAAGTTGTACTATGAAAATTTCTTGGTCTGTGTAGATTTGAAAGAGCTTGCTCTTAGTCTGCGGACGATAACAAGATTTCAGTACCTTAGGGTGACCATTACGAATGTTTTGGTTATACCTTTGGGCTGTACCCTTAGTTGACATATAGGCTGAGACCGTCTTATTTGCCCATGAGACAGCGGTCAATGAAGCCTGCGGCAGCCACCTAGCAAGTGGTCAAGGCGCGGAGGTTCTTCCAAACGATTCATCGAATCGGGGCTACCCGATCGGTGAGTTGTAGGAAGCACGTCGTGAATTTTCAATCATGATGGCTTCTAACAACTCTCGATCACCCAGTGCAGCAATTGCAAACTGCACTCAGGCCAATGTAAGGCCACAGGGACTCATAAATGGAGATGATTCCCACAGTACAGAAATGGCTAACTGTACTCAGGTTAAAGTAAAACCCCAACATGACTTTGGCGAACCTTTCGAACCACAATCAGAAGCTTTAGTCCGCTCAGTCCGTTCCAAATTAGGTCGGAAATTAACTGAGGTAGGACTGAAATTATGGTTGTATGATGAGAATACAATTAAGGAATTGTTCTTTCAGCTAGAAGGAGTCGCTTTGTTTGTCTACCAGCTAATGCGATGCACAGACTGGCTTTCAGTATGTGTTGCTACAACTGGTTATGTACGGAATCATTATCGAGCCTCAATCACCGACAAGATTATCGATCTAGTGAAAGGAGGTTTCGAGACATGGCGACAACAAGACAATCAAGAACCTGAAGACCCACCCACCAGTCTCATTGATACAATTCGTGAAATGAATTCAAATTGGACTGCTGCCACCACAAATCCAGCATTTAAATCGCTCACGCGATTGTTGTCATTATTAGTGGGAGCAGAACTAATCGATAAGAGTAATCTCGAATTTGAGGTTGGTGGTTTGAAGCTGTTTTCTGAGATAGCCTCACCTACTTTTGTTTCAGCCTTTGATATTACTGATGCAGTTGTTAAGTGTTCCCTGCTCTTTTTTGAAGGGGGATACGAATGTATTCAGGCTGGATCTGTCAAACCATTGATTCTCGGGTCAAAGTACTACGGAGACTTTGAGAAGAAATACTTGGAATGCAAGAAATATGCATCTTATGCAATGCCAGGCAATTTAGGTATAGTTGAGATGACAGAAGAAAAGTATCTAGTTCTCTTGCGAGAGACTATCGAATTAGGTGAAAAATTACGCCGTGAAACGACCAATCCTATGGCGAAGAAAATTCTGAGTGATCGAATTATTTCTTTGACAACGGATCGTGCTGAAATGGAACAGCAACGGCGTAATCAAACTCAGAGATGTAAGCCTTTTGCAGTCACCTTGTGGGGAGGGACTGCTGTTGGAAAGTCTGTTTTAGCACCGAGACTAATGTATATATTATTGTCTAGTCTTGGTTTTGAAGCTGGTGATGAGTATATTCGCACACTCAAGTTAGGAGCGAAATACCATGAAAGTATGACTACCACTGTCAATGGTCTACTGTTTGACGATGTCGCTAATACTGTTCCACAGTTTGTAGATGTCCCACCAACAGAAGATTATTTGGAAGTCGTAAATACAGCTATGAAGACAGCACGTATGGCAGAATTGTCTATGAAGGATAAAGTGTATTTTATGCCTAAGGTCGTAGTTGCATCGACCAATAAGAAGGACATGGACGCCAAAACGTATTCCAACGAACCTGCTTCAATCACCCGCAGAACCGACTATTTCGTAGGGATGAAAGTAAGAGACCAGTTTGCCACCAATGGTATGTACGACCCTGATAAGGTTAGTGCGTATTATGACGGCAATGTTCCGGCACTACCTGATGTTTGGGATATTACAATTGAGATTTCTTACCCCTATACCGGTACAAATGGACAGAATTACGCTGGCTTTAAACCGGTCAATTGGAATGGCAGACAATTGGTAAATGTCGATATTCAAACTGCGATGAAATTTCTCATACTAGCCGCACAAAAGCAAAGAAAGCAACAAGAAGAGATGTTGAAGAGAAGTACTACACTAAGTGCTGATTTTCCTCTCTGTGAAAAGTGTAAAGCTCCTGAGTCATTGTGTGTATGCCATGAGGATCAACTTAATATTTCCTATGGAGATGGAGATAGGCCCCCTGTACGGCAAAAAACCAAATCTAAAGCTATTTTCAGATTTAGGGAAGAAGCCGTTCCTGCTGCTGATGCCTTAGCTGAATGCCAGAGGACAGTGTCTAACGTATCTGACGCTGTTACTGGTAAAGTAGCTGATGCAAAGATGCAGACAAGGGAGCAGATTGATCAAGCTATACAGATAGTTAGCGATAGAATGGCAGGTATGAATGAAGCAGTTACGACTGAAGTACAACAAACTATGGACCACTTAGAAAACCTGCAGAGGTTTGCATGGACTGCCCTAGTTCCAGATAGTGTCTTGCGTGCTTACAATACCTATGTGGCATGTAAATGGATTTACCTAAACTGGCGATCTTTGGCAGTAGCATGTTGTTCAGTCTTTCTGTATCTGCTCTTTTTTGCTCCACCCCTCATAACAATCACAGTCACGTCTTTGATGTTTTATATGTGTTATGTAGTCTTTCTGGTATATGTCGACCTCAAAACTCGGCAATGTAGTGATATGCGCCTGACTGCGTGGTTTTCAGCGCAGTATGTGGCTACCAGAGTGGCTGTGGTTACCACAACTTGCGTTTCCCTAAAGCTTCTATATGATTTCTTGAAGGGAGGCCAATCCTTAAATCTTGTTAGGCAAAGTTATATGATGCCAACAGATGAGGAGGTTGCTAAGCGAGATGCGGATAACACCATGGAGGAGGTGGCAAAGGAGCATAATTGGGCTACAGTTGAAGTCCCTCCACTCCCTGCTACAGCACAGTCAAGGACTATTGCTGAAAATGACTTAGTTGAGCTTGTTAAGCGCAATACGGTGGCTCTGACCCAGAGGGGAAAGTTGATAACCAATGCGTTTTTTGTTAAGTCCAATGTGGCAGTTGTGCCACTACACTCAGCTGAGACATGGGATAAATGTCAGTTTCGTGCTGTCAAGGCCGACCCAAAGGTAGTTGGTGCCAATTTTGATTGTCTCTTATCTAGAGAACATATGGCGCCCATTCCCAATACGGATCTGGCTCTTGTTTATGTCCCAAATGGAGGGAGTTGGAAGGATTTAACTATGTATTTCCCAACTGGACTATTGGATTATACTGTTGGCGTGCACTCCGTTGTGAGGAAAGCTAATGGTAGTCTCACTCATAAGAAGGTGAGAGCAGACTTTGAAACTGCAACATTACGCGAACCCAAGGATCCCATTTTGGTTTCTGGCTACTTGTATAATATGCCAGGATTCAAGGGAATGTGTGGTGCCCCTATAGTTGGTCAAATTAAAACACCGATGATTTTGGGCATTCATACTGCTGGGTTAGAAATACAGCAGAAGAGTTTTGCCTCCCTCCTAACACAAGATATGATTTCTAGTGCAATGGCTGAGTTGGCTGCCAAAGACAGTGTGTTGATTGGCCAAAGTGTTGGTACTTTCTCACGTGAAGTTTATGGTAAACCACTTATTGATAGCACCGAGATACACGAGAAGAGTCCGGTAAGGAAATTAGAACTTGGAGAAAAGGCCATAACAGTCCAACCAATGGGCTCATGTCCAGGTAGATCTGTTTTCCGATCCCAGGTTCAAAAGTCCATAATCTCTGATTCTGTGTCAGAAGTTTTTGGAGTCCCGAATACGTGGGGCCCTCCACCAGTCCATAAGAATGATCCTTGGAAAGCATCCTTAGAACACATGTCGCGAACCAACATTGGTTTTCCGCCTGGGACTTTGGATAAAGCAGTAGCTGACTACCAGGAACCTATTTTAAATCTCTTGGACGAAAAACCGAAGTTACGGAAAGAGACCAAGCCTATGACCAAGATGCAGACGGTCTGTGGGATAGATGGAAAGAAATTCATAGATAAGATGCCCCCTCAAACCTCACCGGGTTTTCCTTTGGGAGGTAAGAAGGCTGATTATTTAGAGTATTTGGATCCAGAAGCCCATGAAGACTTTAATTGTCCTGCAGAATTGGACCCTATGTTTTGGGAGGAGGTTGAGACCATCAAGGAGGCGTATCGGAGAGGTGAGCGTTATTATCCTGTATTTAAAGCGTGCCTCAAAGATGAACCCACTCCAGTAACTAAGGACAAAGTGCGAGTATTTCAAGCTGCACCGATAGCTCTGCAGCTGTTAGTCCGGCAGTATTTCTTACCGATAGCACGCATATTATCACTCTATCCCAAATTGAGTGAGTGTGCGGTTGGTATGAACTGCATGGGGCTGGACTGGCAGGATTTTAACAAGCACATAAATAAGTATGGAAAGAAGCGCATTGTGGCTGGCGACTTTAGCAAGTTTGACATGCGCTTACCTGCCCAAGTTACAATGGCCGCTTTCAAGGTTTTGATTAATATCGCCAAGAAGTGTGGTTATTCAGAAGATGACATTGTTATTATGACTGGTCTTGCTACTGACATTTGCTACCCTGTTGTGGCATATAATGGAGATTTGCTCATGTTTTTGGGCATTAATCCATCTGGTCAGAATTTGACTGTCTATATCAATGGTATCGCAGTTTCTCTTTTCTACCGCTGTAGTTATTTCGACATAGTGAAGCCGGAAGGCCCTGTTAAGCCAGGGGAAGTGCAGTGGTGTCGGGGGCCCCCCCCCTCCGACGAAGAGATTATGAAGGTCACTTTCATTCCTTTTAGGGATGTTATGGCCTTGGGCACCTATGGTGATGATTCTAAGGGATCTGTGAAGAAGGGATATGATGAGTACAACTTTTGCACCATTCAGTCCTACTTTGCCCAGTACGGCATTGTTCTCACTACCCCTGACAAGAAAGACACCGGATTGCCCTTCACGGAAGATCATTTGGCAGACTTTTTGAAGAGGACTAATGTATATATTCCTGAGATTCGACGCAATGTCGGAGCTCTGGACCCAATGTCCATCTATAAGAGTCTACATGCCAATTTGTCCTCTAAAGTCCTAACCAAAGCTCAATTAGCAGCAGCCTGTTTGGATGGCGGCTGCAATGAAGCTTTTTTCCACGGTAGGGATTTTTATGAGGACTTCCGTGCTAAAGCCACAACTGTGGCACAACGAGCAGAGATTGACCATCAATGCATTATGCTAGGTTGCACCTTTGATGATTTGGTTGCAAAATGGCAAGAACGCTATTATGGCGAGGTCCGTCACGGATAGACGTTAACAGTCCCACTGTCCGATTCCCTGCTCGGACATTAAGTAAAACAGGGTGTGTGTATATGGTTTACCGTGTTTTTGTAATTTTGTACGTTATTTATGTGATATAGGCTTTGCACATATAGTATTGCCCCCGTGCAGTACCCCTATTTAGGGGAGATTTTCGCTAGATCAAATAAATGTACACGCGGCACACATTAGTCATTGTGTGACCGTTGTAAATAAACAGACTACTACTAATGTAAATATAACCCAAGAGGCAAATAAAAATGCCCACTCTATTGTCACCTTTTCCGAAATGTCCAAGGATTGGGTGGCAGACGCTACAGCGTCACCTTTTAGTTCTGAGACGGAGACTCAGGACTCACTTTTGGACATACAGAAATTTCTTGCCAGACCTGTTGCTATTTATACAGGTGCATGGGGCGCCGGTAATGACGGCTGGATTGTCCCAGTTTGGCGATATTTTCTGCAAAATCCGCGTGTAGCCAATAAAATTGCAGGATACAGAAATATACGAGGCGACTTGAATGTCAAGATTGTTGTCAATGGCAGTCCACACCATTATGGGCGGTTACTAGCCACCTATAAGCCTATGACAGTCTTTTACGACACAGATGAAATTAGTATTAACAGTCCTCCTCAGTATTATGTCCCTGCCTCACAAAGGCAACATGCTTGGTTGAACCCAGCTACCTCACAGGGTGTTACATTCAGGATTCCTTATATGTGGAACAGACCTATGTTCTCCATTGTCGATGAGGAATACTCTGATGCTGGCTCTTTGAATGTGTATACTGCAGTGCAACTTCAACATACCAATGCTACTATGCCCAATGTTACTTGGACGGTGTATGCATGGATGGATAATGTCGTACTCAGTGGCACTACTCGCTCCACACATGAGAATTTGGAGCATCAAATAGTTGCCAGACCCATTTTGCGAGGAGAGAGATTTGTTGCTCAAGCCAATGAAGCAGAGCAGATGTCAACTGGCCCTATATCTGGGCCGGCTAACGCTGTTGCTAAAGCGGCCGGAGCACTGGAGTCTATACCTTCCCTTAAGCCAGCAGCGAGAGTTACATCTATGGCTGCTTCAGGGATAGCAGCTACTGCTAAGGCATTTGGAATGTCTAAGCCAGCAAGTTTGGCTCCAACACAAACCTACAAGCCCTTTGCAATGGGGAATATGACCAATTCAAATATGGTAGACACTGCTACTAAGCTGACATATGATGCTAAGCAAGAAGTGTCCATCAGTCCGGCAGCGCTGGGTGTCGGTCCTGAGGATGAGATGTCCATTAAAGCTATAGCCCAAAAGGAGAGTTACTTGACAACCTTCACATGGGACGTTGATGACGCACCTAGGACTATGCTTTGGAATACACATGTCCACCCTTTGATGTTTGACACTTTTGGTGCCAATGATGCTCATAAGCAGTATTTCTTTACGCCTATGGCTGGTGTTGCTCTCCCATTTAAGTATTGGAGGGGCACTATACGCTACAGGCTGCAGATTGTTGCTAATAAGTTTCATAGAGGCAAGTTGTCTCTTGTCTACGATTCAGTGGACAATGGTGCCGATGGAGCAGCTGAGGAAAATGTTCAGCAGACACGCATTGTGGATATAGGCGAAGAACAGGATATTGTCTTTGACATTGGTTGGGCAAACAACTATGCGTTTTTGAGGATTCCATCCTTTGAAGCGCACAGTAGAGAGCCCTTGTTCTCTTCCACTGAAATATTGGAGCATATCTTTGGCGAAACTAATGGAGTTTTCTCGATCCAAGTGAAGGAGCCATTGATTACTCAGAAGACAGATAACACTGATTCAATTGCAGTCATAGTGTCTTGCTGTGCTTTGGATGACTTTGAAGTTGCTGTTCCTTGTGAACGCAATTTACTTGGTCTTACTTATACACAGCCTGCCTTTACTGAGCTTCCTGTTCCTATTACTGGTCAAGTTACTCCTGATTTGGAGGTTTCAGATTCTGAAGATGAGTGTACTCCTATGAAGAGACCATCTACAGATGTGCCTCCAGCTCCGATAAAGCATCAGTCCCACCGTACAAGCTACTTTCGCGGAGAAAAATTCATCTCGCAAGCAGTTGAAGTTGTACCTGGAGGAGCTATGGGTGGCGGAGAACAAGAATTTCAACCTGAAGCTCAATCTCCTGATGTTGTTGTTGGGACCAAGCTTGATAATTCCGGTGATTTGTATTCGTTGTATTATGGAGACCCAATTACCTCCTTACGACAAGTACTTAAACGGTACTCAGTCTCTGAAGCACATTGTGTGGATGTGGACAATGAGACCTTCACTGCTTATCGCGTGGCTCCAATTTTTCCACGTCAGCGAGGAAAACCACAAACTACAGAAACTGCCGATGCATTTGTTACTGTTGGTGGCATTGATTATCCGTGGAATGATGTTTACACCAATTTCCTCACTTACTTCACACCATTCTTCTTAGGTTGGCGTGGGGGTATTCGACATAAACTCATATTTGCCTCTAAAAAGGGCAATCACCATACTCTTATGGGAGTGTATGCGAGACATGATGAGGAGACTAAAGTGCAGGCTGAACTGATACAGACTAAATGGGCTCTGTCTCCATCTGCTAGAAAGAGGGGAGCTCGTTATAGAGTCTATCCTACAGACAGTGGTGCTGTAGTCACAGATGTCAATGTTAATCCTGTTTTGGAAGTGGAATTTCCCTATTTTGATAATAAGAAGTTCAAACCAGCAAGAAGATTTATCGACGAAAAGTATCATTTTCTCCTCACGTATCCAGCAGGCAGTACTAATGACCCTGGGTGTGTCATTGATATGGTTGCAGCTGGAGACGATTTTACGTTAATGGGGTTCTATGGTATACCTCCTTTTTGGTATGTACCAGAACCTCCTCCATCCGAGACCCAGTAATCGGATGTTATTTTATGCCCTGTTCGAAAGACAGGGAGTACTGTGGGTGACCCACAGGGCCCTTAGGGGTTGCGTAACCGTAAGGTGCGCGCATGCTAATTAATTGAACCTGAAAGTTTTTTAGACTGAGCGCACGGCGGGGGCGCTCACGAATATTTTTTATTTTAGGTCACAATTTTTAAGCGTGATTCACCCAGGCGGGGTGAAAGGTCAC